ATTTTAATATCAAGGGTGGAGAAGTGGTGCTGAGTGGCGAAGAATCCGCAGTGTCAAAACTGATCGCTGGAACGAAGGGCAAGATAACACTCAACACACCGTTCGGAAAACGAGAGTTAAAAATGGTCAAGGAATTGACCAAAGATAAACCGGCAAAGAAGAAGGCGAGTAAAAAATCAAAGTAAAGGAGAGGGAAATGACCAAGAAGAAGGGAAATGAAGAGGGGATGAAACTGGGAGTTTTTGACAGGCTTATTTTGCTGAACATTCTGCCAAAGGAAGGAAATTTCCTGACACTGAAAATCATCAGACAACTGCGTGAGGCATTGAGTTTCACGGAGGCCGAACACAAAGCGCTGCAATTCAGCCAGGATGAAAAGAACATTCAATGGAGGCAGGAAGCCGATAAGCCCAAGAATATCGTTATCGGTGAGAAGGCAGCGGATATCATCGTGGATGTTCTCAAGGCGCTGGACAAAGATAAGAAGCTGACGGATCAACATTATTCGCTCTATGAGAAATTTATCATAGACGGATAGGAGATTATCATGGCTGGAAACAAAGGATTAGGCTGGCAAGCGGTATTGATGGACATTGACCTGACGGCTGAATATTCGGGTGAGGATATCGACCGCACCTCTGCCCTTGTGGATCTTGGGCATGAATGTTCCGGCGTGATGATCTTTGTGCCGACGATAAACAGTGCTACCATAAGCCTGCTCGTGCAGAGAGACAGCACAATTACAACGGTCCCAGTGGCCCTGCATCATAAATTGCCTTCCAGCGATGCAACGGCATTGTGGGCGACGACAGCAAGCGCCGGCGGGTATGTGATTCACGTTCTGCTGGACTGCAGCCAATATTTCAGAATATTGACCGGGGCGGACCAGACAGCAGACAGGACCTTTTATGTCAAAGGCACTGTGTAAACATGGCTAAGCCTGGGTATGGTGGAGGCGTAAATAATTATGTACCATTACCCCCAAAAATATAAATGCTCCAAATGTGGCTTTGAACTAGAATATTCGCCAGATATTAATTTTAGGTTTTTGCCAATATCTGAGGACGGGTTACCGTTTTGCTATAAGTGCTTAATGAAATTTATAAAGGCTAACATTCCAGAAATGGAGAGGATTAAAAAGTGAACCTTGGCCGAGGCAGTGACGGGGGTTTCCCCTCTCCTTCCCCCCCGTCACTTAAAACTTAGTCTCGCAATTCAGGTGGCGTCATGAAGCTTGTATTAATTACGGCCCCAGTGTTAGAGCCAGTGACCTTGGCTGAAATCAAAGGCCATCTTTCCCTTGATTCAGGAACGTTCGAGGGGAATCTCGACCTTGACCAATCCCTTACCTATGGATCTCATGCTGTTGCAGCCAACTACACGACCCATACAGGCACGGGTATTGACGTTTTGGGGAAGCAGGCTGTTGTGGAACTTCATTGCGGCACGAACGGAGCCACCGGGACGAATGACACCCGAATTGAAGAATCTGACCAGTTGGCCACCGGATACACTGCATGGACAGGCGGGGGCTTTGATCAGGTCACGACAGCGCTCGATAACCTTGACTACAAGCTCCCCTACACCGGGACAAAACAATACATTCGGACTGCCTCAAAGGTTCTCCTGGCCGCTTGCGAATTTGGAACATCCATTCTCGTTAACGAAGCGACGACTTCAGAAGATGACGATCTTTCCGATTTGATCACAGAGGCCACGGGAGAAATTGAAGACTCGACCCGCAGAGCCCTTTTAAGCCAGACGTGGGATTACTACCTTGATGAATGGCCGGCCGGCGATGCGATTGTCCTTCCCCTCGGTAACCTGCAAAGCGTGACGCATGTAAAATATACCGATTCAGATGGTGACGAGACAGAGATGACCGTGATAACGGATTATCTGGTTGAGACAAACGGGGAGAGGTACGGGAGGGTGGTTTTGCCCTACGGAGAAAGTTGGCCTTCATTCACTCCTTATCCCTCGAACCCGATTGTGATCAGGTTCATTTGTGGCTGGACGACAGCGGCTTTGGTGCCCCTGAATATAAAAAGGGCCGTGAAATTCCAGGCTGAAAACTCTTATTACCATGGGGACAGGTGGGATATTCTGGAATTGCCAATAAGGAACCTTATTCGCAATTATAGACTTTGGAAGGAATTTTAATGGAGAAGGAGAAGGAGAAGGAGAAAACAGCGGCATTGGAAGGAGGAGATATGGGGTGCGTATCATGTAAGAAATGGACGGGAACCGGTAGGAAAGGACTCTGTATTTATTTAGACAAAGAAACAAATGCTGGAGATGGCAAAAAGTGTGACGGCTATGAATATGAACCTGAATATTACCAAGGACTGAGCTAATGTGGAGGAAAATTTAAGAAATGAAAAAACAATCAAATCCAAGCCCACCTCCAGCCCCTCCATCAAAGAGGATCATCAGGGAGGATGTTGATTTCCGTGCACTTGTGCAGGCAATAAAGAATTTTCTCAAATGCCAGGAGGTTTTATGAAAAGAGCATTTGTTTTAATGGACCCGGCATTTGTTGCAGGCCTATGTAAGCCATCGGGCTTCCGGACCTACTCAATAGAAAGTGAAATTCCCGAGGACGCAGTATTTATAACAGCGGAATACTCGGATTCACTTCAATGTTTCAGGGTTATTTTTGAACATGAATCATTTGAGGACATACCAGAAGGCACCCGAATTCCGGGGAAGAAAGCTCCTGCTTTTTACCAGGTATTATGAGGATAAGCTTTGGAAGGAGAACATATGAGCGATAATGAGAGAATAAAGCTGCTTGAAAAGCAGGTAGCATTGCTTGAAAAAATCGTTGAGTTGCAAAAACAGGTGGCTCCGGTGGCAGTACCGTATTATCCGAGCTATCCCGGCCCGTGTTGGAATCCTATAATAACATGCGGGAAATAGAACGGTGGAATTTTGAAAGTAACCTCCCCAAGTAGTTGGAACACCAGGATTAGCCTGAAGGCCCTGACGAAGACGCCTGATAATATGGGGGGTTACGTCTCGTCCTATGTAATTAAGGCCACCATTCCGGCTAGGAAGACGACCCATAGGAGCGATGAAGCGGTGGCAGCAATGGCCACAACGGGGATAACGATTCATAACTTCAGGATTCGTTACAGGACAGATGTTAGAAAATCATGGCTTGTTCAAGAAGGTGACCTGGAGATGAACATCATTGGACTGATTTTGATCAGGGAAGGCGTGTTGAGATATTTAGATTTGACGGTTAAAGAGGCGGCGTAATGGTTAACATCCTGACAGCAATCTTCGGAAAAACCGCTGGGTCCACTTTGTCTTCATTGGTTGGCGGCAGGATATACCTTGGACGGGCTCCACAAAATGCAGCGTTTCCTTATGTGGCGTACTTTGTGGTCACAGGGATGCCGGATGATGCTTTTAAACAGAAAGGGCGGGATTTAACCATTCAGTTTTCCATTTATTCAACATCGCAGAGTGCGTCAGAAATAGCGACGATCTATAACGCTTTACACAGCCTGTATGACGATTGTTCTTTATCCATTACAGGCCATACAGCAATCTGGATGCACGAAACGAGCCTGGTAACAATGACGGATGACATTACTACCCTGCCAGGCGAAACGGAAGTCAAACATTGGGCGGCTGATTATTCATTAATAACGGAGGCGTCATAATTGGAAAAAAAAATTATAGATCGTAGGTTTGAATATATGGTGGCACCGTTGGCTTTTGTAGATGATGCCGTTGATGAGATTAAGGCGGCAGAACTCGAAATGATTGGTCTCTCTATATATGGGCAAGATCACTGGGAATTGATAGGGGTACACATGAACAAAGCTTATTTCAAGAGAGAATATTACATGAAGTAGCTTAACGATAGGAGGAGGGGTATGCAAAAGAATTTGTCAGAGATAACGAGAGAAGAATGGATAGCCCTGGACTGGGAAGAGGCCACATCGATGGGTGATTCAGACCGAACCTTTATGGCAACCGGGAAACGCACCCCCGACGAAGCAGCACAGGCGGCTGAGGATTGGGACATGACCGCAGAGGCGCGGGAGCAGTTCAAGGATATGGAAGTATGAAATCTCTCAAGGATAGACACAAAGATGAGACGGTTTGGATAGTCGGAAAAGGCCCGTCGCTTGAGTATTTACGGGCTACTGATTTTGGCCCTGGGCCTATCATCGCCCTATATCAAGCAACCGTCACTGTTGAATCGCTCAATTTGCCGAATCCTGTTTATTCCATGCAAAAGGACGGCGGGAACCGGCGAAAAAAACCTTTGCCTGGCAGACTACTCTGCCCTGATTGTGATTATTCCGGTGAGTGCGGGGACACCTGCGGCCCCATGGTGCGGCCACAAAAAGCGTCCCTCCTCCTCCATGATAGAGAGTCAAAGTTTTGTTTTCCAGAATATCGCCCACGATACGTTTTAAACTGGGGCGATTTGGGGATAAAGGGAAATTCATTTTCTCTGGCATTTACCATTGAAACAGCAAAATACATGGGATGCCGACAGTTCAAAATGCTTTGCTTTGATTCGCACGTCAACGGTGATCTCGGCACATATATTCCAGGGAAAGGCATTGTTGGAAACTGGAAGGGGTATCTATCTCAGCGGAATGACATCAAGCCGTTCATTAAAGGCTTGGATTGTGAATGGATCACCCCTGGACCTAAAGTCGTGCGGCCATCATCGGTTGAAGCGTTCGGTGAATTTGCTAAAAACAAGAAACATGAACCCAAAATAGCCTTCGGAGTTATGACTAATAACCTCTTGAGGCTTGATATGGTGCTGAAACAATCAGAAATTGATCCTGCTATCAAGTGCCATACGATCAAGGATCCTGATTCTGCTACCACTGGATTAAATAAACTCTTGAATATCATGGATGCTGAGGGAGACGACGTTGCAGTATTGACTCACCATGATATGTACTACAGGGCCGGATGGTTGGATATCGTAAAAGAGCAGCTTTCGCAGCTTCCTGATTCGTGGGTAGTTGCCGGTATTATTGGCAAAGATATGGGAGGGATCATCTGCGGGGTGTTCCATGACATGAGAATACCTCGCCTGATCAAAAGTGACCATGTTCATACCTTTCCACACCCGGCGTGTTGCTTTGATGAATGCTGCATCATCGTCAACCTTAAAAAGGGATTCCGGTTCGATGAAAGCATGGAAGGGTTTGATCTGTATGGGACGTTATGCGTTCTTCAGGCATGGGAGACGGGCGGGACTGCATGGATTTTGGATGCTTTTGCCGAACATTACTGCCTCCGCAGCTTCGACTGGGCGCCGGATGAGTTATTCATAAAAAACTATAAATGGCTTCACGATAGATTTGATGGAATGCGGCTAGATTCAACTGTTATAGGCATGTCGGAGGATGAAATCAGGTTTGAAACTTCAGCCGCATAGGAGGGAATGATGGGCAGAGGAAAACCATTTGAAAAAGGAAACGTGTCTTGGAATACCGGGAAGCATCATTCCGAAGAAACGAAGTATAAGATTGGTTCTGCCAACCGAGGTAAGAAGTTTTCTGTTGAAATAAGAAAGGCCATGAGCGACGCCCACCTTGGACAGAATACTTGGAGTAAGGGCAGGCCACTTACCGAAGAACACAAAAGAAAAATAGGTGAAGCCCAAGAGGGAAGGCCGGGGACACCCCATACAGAGGAAACCAAAATGAAATTATCTGAGGTATTGAAAGGCCGAAAACTCTCAGATGAAATGAAAAAGAAAATAAGTCTTGGGCATAAAGGATTGAAACTATCGCCTGAAACGTGCCGGAAAATATCAGAAACCCATAAGGGTATGGCCTATTCAGATAAAACGAAAAAGAAAATAAGCAAAAGCCTTAAAAAGCTATGGAGGGAAGACCCCGAACATGCCCGAAAATGTTTAGTTATCAACTCTCCAAACAAACAGGAGATTAAGCTCATGGGGATTCTTGATTCTATGTATCCCGGGGAGTGGAAATTTGTGGGAGATGGGCAGGTTATGATTGCCGGAAAATGCCCTGATTTTATCAATGTTAATGGTCATAAGAAAATCATAGAACTTTATGGAGAGTACTGGCACCAAGGCGATGACCCAAGGGACAGGGAAGCGATTTTTGCACCGCTCGGATACAAAACCCTTGTGATTTGGCAGAAAGAATTGAAACACATTAAAACGGTAAAAAACAAAATCAAGAAGTTTGGGATTACGCGGTTGGATTCAACCGTGATTGGTATGTCGGAGGATGACATCAAGTTCGCAACTTCGGCGGCATAATTAACAAATCGGGGCCTTCCTTTTTCTTTGCCCTGAAAACCAAGGAGGTAGCAAGAAATGGCTAAAATATCAGGAAAAGACGGGTGGGTGCAAAAGGCAGCCGTGAAAATTGCGGAGATGACAGAGTGGAGCATAAGCGGTTCCACCATGGAAACCATCAAGGGCGGTGAGGCGTTCGGGGACACTTTTATCACGAAAATCGGGTCAGGTATTACCGATGCCGGGGAGGTTACGTTCAAAGGCAATTATGATCCGACTGATTCCACCGGGCAACTGGCCCTCATTGACATTCTGAAGGCCGGGGCCGGGATCACCGATCTGTACCTCTACGTTAACACCTCAACATTCTGGCGTGTCAGTTCTGGTGGAGAAATCGTTGTCACCAAAGCGGATGCAGTCACCCTTCCGAGAAATGGAATAGGGACGATTGACTTTGCCGGAGAAGTGTCAGATGCGGAGATGGAGCAGGTTGGCGTCGGTACTTAATAATAATTAAAGGAGAGGGAAATTATGAGCAGCAAAATATCTGAGTTTTTTGAGTTGGGCAAGGCGGAGCAAGGGGATTGGTTTCCTTATTTTGAGTCCCGTTTCGCAGAAGGGGAAACCGCTTATGATGACCCCCAGGAAAATGCGGTGGAGTTCTGCGTTCGTGGCATGGGGCCTTTTTTTGACGAGGCCAACAAGGGCCGCAAGAAAGAAAGCAAGATGGTCCGCAACCCTGTTGAACGCCGGATGGAGCGAGTCTCCTATTATCCCGACTTGCCGCCAGGAGAGGAAAAAAAGCAGATAGAGGATGCTTGGGATTTTGCACTTATCGGAGCCAGGAAGAAAACAGAAGCAGGTGGCTATGAAGACATAAAGATGTCCAAACAGGACAAGCTTGATTTGAGCAAAATACCCAAGCTCTCGAGGTTTTTTCAACGAGTCTTTCAGGTCCTTAGCGGTGAGGTGGAAAGTAAAGCGGAAGCAGAAGCAAAAAACTTATCGAGGTCATAGAGTGGGCGGATACGTATTTACCACAATGCAAAGAGTGTCGGAAGCTCTATGGCAAAAGAATCCCTCCTGAAAAGCCCCCTTGTGAAACTTGCAGGGTGGAAATGATGTCGGAGAACCGTGAGGCATTTGAGGTCTATATGATGACCAGGCATCAATTTGTGACAGCAGGCATGGGGCAGCCGGTAGACATTTCGATACCGGCTGTCTGTGCCGTTATGGACAGATACCCGAGCGGCATATCAGATCAATGGGGATGCCTGGGCAAAGTGAGGAGCGCCTTCCATCATTTCAAGCCAAGGCCTGGGGGTGAATCGTGAGGCTGGAGGTTGACTTAAATGCTTAATCATGCTATATATAACGAAATGACGAGAGGGTGGACCTCCCGCCATTTCTAACCAATCAACTACCTATTGAAGAGGTAAGTTTTATGGCTAAACCAACCGTAGCATCAATATGGATAAAAAGTCAACAACCACAAAAATGTAAGTGCGGATGCGGTGGATACATTGTTGTCAAAGAACATCATAGGCAGAGTGGGATACCAGATTACATTCACGGTCATTATTCAAAAATTTTTAACGGAATGAAAGGTAGAAAACATTCACCCGATACGTTGAGGAAATACAGCGAGGATCGAAATGGTGTACCTAAGTCAGAAGAGCATAAGAAAAAAATAGGTATAGCGCATAAGGGAATGAATCACACCCCCGACTAATAACTTCAAAGAAGGGCAACCTTATCATGTTGGCCGAGTCCAAAATGAAGAAATACGTAAAAAGCGAAGCGAATCAATGATGGGTCACGTTGTTAGTGATGAAGCACGTAAGAAAATATCAGCGGCCCATAAAGGTAAACATCTTTCGGAAGAGCATAAAAAGAAACTCAGTGTTGCAGGGAAAGGCAAGCCACATTCTGAAAAATGGCGTGAGCGATTAAGCAGAACCAAACGAAAGCAGTGGAAAGATCCTGAATTTTGCAAGATGATGGGCAAAGCATGGGGTATGAAACCTAACAAACCGGAAACCACTATACTTAGCATATTGGATGAAATGTATCCTGGCGAGTGGAGATATACGGGTGATTTCAGCTTTACAATAAATGGTAAATGCCCAGACTTTGTTAATTGCAACGGCCAGAAGAAAGTTATCGAATTCAATGGGACGTACTGGCATCGTAATGACATCCCCGGTGAAAGAGAAAAGATATTTTCGGAGTTTGGATATGGCACCCTTGTGATTTGGGAAAATGAAATGAAAAATATTGGGTTAGTCATTAAAAATATAAAGTCTTTCTTGGAAGTTTCATAGGGAATATTTTGAGAATTGAATACCTAAATCCAAATAAATTTGATCAAACATTTGAAAATATCGCAGTGGAACGCCTGGTTGAAGCGGCCTACGCCGTCAGGGATTCGGTAAGGCGGCATTGCCCTGTAGGAACGATAAGTCGACCCATATATAAGTCTGGGCTGTACGCTGGTGCACCGTGGACATCAAGGGACAGCGGAAGGCTTAAAAGATCCGTCAGGGTTACAAGGGAAAGAACGAAAGCCAAAAAGGCGTTATCGAAAAAGAAAAATGTTAGGGTCTATGCAGGATCTTTACCATCGGGCGTCCAAGATGATGGCGATGCTTATTACGCGCCAATAGTTGAATTCTACACGCCGTTCATGCGGCCAGGCTTGGCTTCTGCGCTGGGGCAGGTGAAGGAAATAATAGGGGCGAAGTAATGTCTATTCATAAAATTGGCAAAATTTTTGTGGAATTGGACCTAGATCCCAGCAGGTATGTTCGTGCGCAGCAGACTATGGTTAAGGAGGCCAAGACTGGCGCAAAGATCCTCGAAAAAAAACTTCAAAAATTTATGGATCCGCAGCTCTGCAACGTTTGATTTGATGAGGAACCAGGCAGTCCAATCCTTTGAGGCAATCAAGCGAAGCGGAAAAGCGACAGCCGACGATCTGGTAAGAGCGGAAAGAGCGAAAGCCGCAAAAATAAAGCAGCTCAATGAACAGCAGTATGGACGTCACGAATCCATGCTGGCAAAAATGAAAAAAAACTGGTTGGCTACATCCGCTGCGATAATAGCGGCATGGTACGCCGTCAATAAAGTTGTCGGGGCAGTCTCAGGGGTTGCAATGGCGGCGGCACGCTATGAGACCCTCGGCGTTGTAATGCGGACGGTTGGGAACAACGCTGGATACACTGGTGCCCAGATGGAGGAGCTCTCTCAGGGGCTTGAAAAAGCCGGGATATCCATGACCGCATCCCGCGAGTCCCTTACAAGAATGGTTCAAGCAAACCTTGACCTTGCTGAATCCTCAAAACTTGCGCGTATTGCCCAGGATGCTGCGGTGATAGGTAATATCAATTCATCCGCAGCATTTCAGCGCCTGATTTATGGCATCCAATCTGCTCAGGTCGAAATGCTCAGAACTATCGGAATCAACGTCAGTTTTGAAAACAGCTATCAGCGAGTGGCGAAGGAAACGGACCGGGTTGCAACGTCGTTCAGCCAAACAGAAAAAGCCGCAATCCGGATGCAGGCCGTTCTTGAAGCCGGGGTCGGCATAGCAGGCACCTATGAAGCAGCAATGGAAACAGCCGGAAAACAGCTCCTTTCCCTTGAGCGCCACTTTGACAATTTAAAGGTTTTGGCAGGGGCAGCTTTTACCCCCGCAATGTCGGAAATTATCGGGACCATCACTGAGTCAATTGTAGACCTGAATGGTGAATTGAGCGGAAAGGGCAGAGATGCAATTCATGAATGGGGGACAGGATTTCAGATCAATATCATAGCCATAGAAGGCGATATCATGCGGCTCGGGATGTTACTAGATAAAATTGGCGGGACCCTTACGACGGTCGGCAAGGCTTTCTACGCATTCGGAAAAGAAATAGGATGGGAAAGTTCAGTCAAGCGCTATAAAGCAATGGAGGAAGCCAACGAAAACTATAGAAAACGAAATGACGAAACAGACAGGGCGCTCCAAGCTCTCGCCGAT